TGATACGTTTGTAGGTAAAAATAGTATAGGTGTTTACTTTGAGATGGAAGATTATGGAGTTTTCCAAGACAGCGGAGTTAAGGGTAAATCAAGCGGTCAAAGTTTAGGCACGTTCAAAGATGGTGGCTTTAGATTTGGAAGTGGAACAGGTCAAAGAGGTGGACTTACAAAAGCAATTAATCAATGGGTAAAAGATAGACGCTTTCAATTTAAAGATAAAGCAAACGGACAGTTTATGAGTTATGATGCAACCGCTTTTTTAATCACTCGTTCAATTTGGCAAAAAGGAATTAAACCAACACGATTTTTTAGTAAACCTTTTGAGGATGGCATTAAGAGATTACCCGACGAAGTAGTCGAAGCATACGCATTAGATACCGAAAATACAATAAGAAAATCATTAGCACAATGGAAGTAATACAGTCAAGAAGTCCTTACATAGTTACAATAAACGAAGCAGACCAAACAGCTACAAAGCTGGAGTTATACATTTGGCATAAGGGTGAAACCGAGCCGACCACTCCAATGTACACACTTACAGGAATTGCATCAAGTCCAACGCAAAGGGCAAATAGTTATAATATTGCACCATTTATAAAAGAGAATATTGATATAATTAATCCACTATCAACTACTGTAATTGCAGAAGAAAGTAATAATAATTGGTGCTATTGCAAAGTGATTAGATATGCTACTGTTGATGGAGATGAAGATTTAATTGATGAAACAACTTACATAGGATTGAATGGCTATACAACCTATACAGGTGGCTACAATCAAACAAATAGTGATACAGTTCAACTACTTACAGATAGTCGCAAAAGGTATTACTATTTAACTCCAAGTTATACCGATGAAAGCTATTTTAATTTGTTACGTAATACGAGAAATGAAACAATAATAGTAAACTATTATGATAACACTAATGCACTTATTTCAAGTACTACTTTAGACTCTGATAGCCGAGAGCTTTTTAGGGTTCGATTTTCAATAAATGACCCTGACTTTGATAATGGTACAAGAATTGAAATATACAATGATACTACTGAAACCTTGCTTTATACACTATTTGCTGAGCCAGTTTGCGAAACAAAATACACTCCTGTAATTTGCTCATTCATTAATCGCTTTGGTGGGTGGGAGTATATTACATTTTTCAAAGCAAAGTCAGAAACCTACGATGTGAAAAGTAAAGATTATAGTTTACTTCCTGATGCCTTAAATTATAATCCACTACGAGGGCAAAAGCAGAAATTTAACTTTACAGGAACAAAAGCAGTAAAACTTAATACAGGTTGGGTTGCCGAAAGTATGTCAGATATTATTGAGCAGTTATTTAATAGTGAAACAATATTATTAGATAACGTTTCGGCAATATTAAAGAGTAGTAACTTCCAAATTAAAACACATTTAAAAGATAGGGTTATTAATTATGAATTGGATTTTGAATACAATTTCAACACTATAAACAACGTGCAGTAATGGTTGATATTTATATTAAAATAGATGAAGAGTACAGACGTATCGAGCAGTTTGACGACGAGAAAGTAAGCGTTACAAGTTCCGTTCAAAACTTCAACGATATAGGCAAACTATTTACCGACTACTCGCAATCTTTTACTATTCCAGCATCAAAGATTAATAATAGTATCTTTTCGCATTGGTATAACAGCAATGTAGATGACGGCTTCGACCACCGTAGAAGATACGATGCATATATAGAAGTTGATACTTTGTTTTTCAAAGCTGGAAAATTACAAATCGAAAAAGCAAACAAAAACGATGGGTACATTGAAAACTATCAAGTTACTTTTTACGGCAATTTAACTCAATTAAAAGATAAATTTAAAGAGGATAAGTTACAGGTTGTTTTTGGAACTGCTTTAGCATTGGCATTAAATCATAATTACACTCCAGCCGAAGTTATAGATAGGATTTCACTATCTACTAATTATGATGTGCGCTATCCTTTGGTCGGTAACAATCGAAGATTAACTTATAATGACGGAGGTTCAACCGATGTAACTACAAACGCTGGTGCTATTCCTTGGAATGATTTATTTCCAGCAGTAAGAGTTAACAAAATCTTTGAGATGATTGAGCAATATTATGGTCTTGAATTTACAGGCACATTTTTCAATTATGTTCAAGTGAATGAATTATGGTTATTGTTGAAAAATGCCGAATTGCCGAGGGGTTACTCGCAAGGTCAAAGATTAAATTTTTTAGCAACTTCTGGATTTCTTTTTCTTGAATTAAATTTAACAACAGATATTATTACAACTAATTGGGATTATGGATTTACAAATCCTACGCAAAGAAGATTAGTTATTGGAATAGATATAGCTCCAACAAGCGGAAGTATTGTTTATAAAGTGCAAGTATTTGTCGATGGTTTACTTTTTAATACTTTTGATAATTTGATTGGAAATAACTCTTTATTACTTTATGACCAAAATAGAGCAGATGACCCTTTAAACCATCAAATTTACTTTGTAATTTCATCTGTAGGAAGCACTACTTTTATTACTAATTTAATATATAAAAGGTATAGTCTTGGATTGTCTTATACTAGCAATGACAGTGCTGGTTTTAATGCAACAGGACAAACTATTCCCTATCTTCAAAATTTATTTAACTACGTTCCCGACATAAAAGTTTCAGACTTCTTTATGGGAATAGTCAAAATGTTTAATATGGTGGTAACTCCAACGAGTGAAACATCATTCCACTTTGAGCCGTTAGATTTATTTTACGAAAGCGGTCAAGTCAAAGAGGCATCAAGATACATTGATGCAATGGAGATGGATATTGATAAACCAAAACTTTTTAAAGCAATTAATTTTGTTTATGAGAAATCAGAAAATATACTCAACAATAGTTTCAGAGGGTTATTTAATCGTGAATATGGCGATTTGGTTTTTGACAATCCCGAAAGTTCAGAGAGTTCAAACTATGAAATTAAACTCCCTTTTGAAAATCCAATGTGGGAGCGAACTACGGGCTTTAAGTTTATGACAAACACATTTCTAAATAGTGCCTTAAGTCCGTACACTCCTAAGCCAGTCTTGATGTATCGTAACGGATTAGAATTACTTGGAGCTTCCCACAGCGACCATATAAAAATTAAAGATGGCTCAACACATTATGACGTTTCACAATATCAAAGATTTTCAAATGAAATTAATACAGCGGGTACTGATTTGTCTTATTTAATGTCTTTAAATTGGGGTAATGAAATATCGCCTTGGTACTTAGTAAATGCACCTCAAGGACTTTACCGACGTTTATATGAAAACTATGTAAGCAATCTTTATAATCTCAAAACTCGTGTTTTAAAAGTCAAAGGAAAAGTTACATCGTTTTTTCTTAATTCTTTAAAGTTAAAAGACCGTTTAACTATTCGTGATAATCGATATATTATTAATACAATGACTACCGACCTTACTACCAACGAAGTTAATTTTGAGTTGATAACCGATTATCGAAGCGTAGCTGGATTTAATAATATAGGTTACAGATTTGCAAATATTAATAATTTGATAATTGACAACACAGCACAAAAAATAGAAGTTGTATTTTATCGTGGCGGTTACGAAAGTATATTAGTGCCAACGAATACAGGATTTGTAACAAGTACAGGAACAGGAATAGTTTACGATGATGTTATAGTCGAATTAACAATAAGTGCAAACGGAACAGCATCACCAAGAACACATATTGTAAACTCAAAATTTACAGACTTTCAAGGAAACGTAACAGATTTTAACATACCAATTTTACAAAATGCTTAAATTAATAATAGAACTTTTACAGTTACATAATTGGGAAGTAGGAAGCGAAAATATAGAAATCGCAAAGGGCAAAAATGAACTGCCGAAAAATTTTAAAGGTGCAATTAAAAAAAATAAAAGACAATGGCGATTAAGAAAGTTATAGAAATTGATGTTGATGTATTAAATGCACAGGGTGGTATTGATGGACTAACCAACTCATTTAAAGAGGCAAGTAAAGATACCGAGAGTTTGCGTACACAAATGCGTAAAGCTCAACAAGATGTCGCTGAACTATCTGCAAAGTTTGGAGCAACTTCTAAAGAGGCAACCGAAGCTGCAAAGAAAGCCGCTATATTAAAAGATAGGATTGGAGATGCTAAAAGTTTAACCGATGCTTTCAATCCCGATGCAAAGTTCAAATCTTTAACAGCTTCTTTAACAGGTGTTGCTGGTGGGTTTGCTGCCGTTCAAGGCGCAATGGGTTTACTCGGAACTGAAAATAAAGACTTGGAGCAACAACTTTTGAAAGTTCAATCCGCTATGGCTATTGCAGCGGGTGCGCAACAAGTAGGTGAGAGTATTGATGCTTTTAAGCAATTAGGGGCGGTTGTAAAATCATACTCAATAGTTCAGAAATCAATTACAGCGGGGCAATGGTTATGGAATGCAGCAATGGCAGCCAATCCAATAGGTGCAATAGTAGCAGTCGTTACAGCTTTAGTAGCGGCTGGATATGCTTTAGTAAATATGTTTATAGCCAGTTCGGAAGCTACCAAAAAAGCTGAAAAAGCAAATAAGGAATTAAATAAGCAGTTAGAAACACAAATTAAAACGCAAAAGAAAGCGAATGAAGAAAGCGATATTGCAAGAGATTATCAGTTAAAAATGGCTAAGGCATCGGGTAAAAGTGCCGAAGAAATTAGAAAGTTATCAGTTGAATTAGCTAACCAAGAAGTTTCTCAAAAAATGGCAAACGCTCAAACATTAAGAGCAATCGCCATCGAAGCTATGCGAGTTGCAGGATTAGAAGATGCAACCGATGCCGAAAAGGAAACAGCAAAGAATGCTTTAAAAGCTTTTAACGATGCGAATAATGATTTAAAAGTAGCGGTTACAAATCGTAGAAAATTGCTTTTAGATAATAGAGTAGCAGAAAGACAAGAAGAAACTGATGCAGAAAATAAGAGAAAAGAGGATAGAAAAAAAGCAAGTGACGAGGCAAAAGATGCAGCAGTAAAAGCAAAAAAAGAAGAAATTGAAGCAGTTGAAAAAGCACGAAAAGAAACCGAAGAAAGATTAAAAAAAGAAGCAGAAGAATTTTTTGAAAAAGGAAAGCAATCTGAAATAGATGCGGCTAATTTAAAATTAGAACAAGAAAAAATCCTTGCTGATGGCATTGTTGAAATTAATAAAAATAGCGATGAAACAATCGCTTATAATAAAAAATTAATAGAAGATAAAGCGGCGGCTGACAAAAAAATACTTAGACAACAAGAAATAGATGCTACGTCGCAAATGTTAGGAATATTATCAGACATATTAGGCAGAAGCAGTAAAGCAGGAAAAGCAGTTGCTATTGCACAAGCTTTAATTAATACTTATCAAGGTATTACAGCGGGTGTTAAGTTAGGTTATCCCGCTGCAATTCCAGCAGTTGCAGCCGCTACAGTAACAGGATTTAAAGCAGTTAAACAAATAATAGCAACAAAAGTAGATGGAAGTGGAAGCGGTGGCGCACCATCAATAGGCAGTGGCGGTGGCGGTGCTGGAAGCGGAGGCGCACAAGCCCCATCGTTCAATGTTGTAGGCAATAGCGGTGTTAATCAAATTGCTCAAACTTTAGGACAACCACAGCCACCAATACAAGCGGTTGTAGTAGCAAACAATGTAACCACAGCTCAAAGCGCAAATAGAAATATAGTTCAGAATGCAAGTTTAGGATAAAAAAAAGGGCAAATAAAAAAAAGATTTCGTTTATAGGTTATGGAAAGTATCGATACTTATTTAGTAGAATTTAATCCCGATGAAAAAAGAGGGGTATTCGGCTATGCTTTAGTCGAAAAACCAGCCATTGAAACGGATGCAATTTACTTAAGTAAAGAAGAGGAATTAATACTTTTAAAAGAAACTGAAAAGGGATTATTGGTAACGCCTGTATTAATTCCAAATCAAAAAATTTTAAGAGTTGACCCTAAGACTGGCGAAAAGTATAATATACTTTTTCCAAAAGAAACAATCGAATTAGCACAAAGACAATTTCATATTAATGGAAATCAAAGTAAGTCTAATTTAGAACATACCGATATTAAACTCGAGGGGGTTACGGTTGTTGAAAGCTGGTTAAAGGAGTTTGATAATGACAAGTCAACAAACTACGGTTTTGATTTACCAATAGGCACTTGGTTTGTTACTATGAAAGTTGATAATGAAGAAGTGAAAGAAAAAATAAAAAGCGGTGCTATAAAAGGCATTTCTATTGAGGGCGAATTTAATATTAACACAAATAAAATGACAAAAGAAGAATTTTTAAAATCACTCAAAACTCTTTTCACAAAAGAAGAAGTTGTTGAGTTGGCAGAAGAGGTGGTTGTTGAAGAAGCACCAGCCGAAGTAGAAACTAAGTTAGCTTCTTTGGAAGTTGGCTCAACTGTTCCTGATGGAACTTTTAGCGCAGAAGATGGGACTGTCTTTACAGTTACCGATGGTACTATTTCAGAAGTGATTATGCCAGAAGCTCCAGAAGAAGAAAAAGTAGAAGTTGATATGGCTACGGAATTATCAAAGATTAAAGAAGAATTGAAATTATCTTTTGATGCACAAATCGAAGCTATTAAAAAAGAATTTCACGATAAGGAAGTTGCTACAATCGAGCTAAAAGCCGAAACAAAAGCAAAACCAAATTTTGAAATTAAAGAACCAAAAACATTTAGAGAGAAAATTTTTAACGAACTAATAAATAAATAAAAAATGCCAACAACAGTATCAGTAACATCAAACTACGCAGGAAGAGACGCAGGCGGATTTTTCCTAAAAACATTTAAACAAATCGGTGCTATCCAAAATGGAGCAGTTACCATTTATGATAATGTAAATTATGAACTATGGTTAAAAAAATTAGCCACAACAAACGGACGCAGAGCTTATACTTGCGGATTTGACCCGGGTGGTTCAATCACTTTAACAGAGAAACTTTTAAAACCTAAAAAGTTTAAAGACGACTTTGATATCTGTAAAGAAGATTTCAGAGCGCAATGGGGTGAATTGTCAATGGGTGCATCAGCTCACAATAGAAATATGAATAAAGAAATCTTAGATGCAATTATTGCTAATAAGTTAGCAAACAATGCCG